CATTTTCAACAGGACAAAATTTATGGTATGGACATGGACGAATACAGCATGAAAGATATGACTGAGGGGACCAAAAATTATTACAATAGCAAAATAGAACTGGATGCCAGAAAATTTGAAAAACGTTCGCTTGCCGTTTACAAACGGCTCAGAAAACGTCACGGTTAAAAAGATAAAGTATTCCGGGAATGCAAAGAAAATAAATTCCCAAATCAAAAACAGTAATTCCTAAAAATAAACTCAACCAAAAACTTATGCATATATGACATCCATTTAAACGAGCCAACAATGGGTACTTTAAATTCAAATAATCTTGCAAAGGAATCTTTGTGAACATTTTGAAATGTTCTTGAATTGGACTTTTGAACCAGATGACCAACAAGGTTTCAACTATTAACGAAACCAGAATGATTTTTTCAAGCAGCATCTTGCAGAACCAGATTCTTTTTTATATTTTGAATGGTTTGGGTGCGAAGATTGTTGTGCATGCAAGGATAGCATCCGGGTTGTTTTTTTAAATTATTGTTTGCCACAATATAATTGTTTCTCAGGCTTTGACAGTTTTGTATTTCGGAAGGACAAGGCTGATCCATCATAAAAAACTGGTTTATGATGTTATATTCACGGACTATGTCCATAAATTAATTAAAGAATGGGATTTTTACCGCACTTCCGTTCAGGGTCACTGTAAAATAACCAACAGGTACATATGATCTGTTTGATTCTCCGCTTACTGCGGTGCTGGAAGTTGTAAAATTACTAAAAGTCATTCCATTCAAAATTGCAGGAATAGAGGTCGAAATAGTTCCAGATACGGCGGTCAGACCCACGCTATAGCTACTATCGATTAAATTTTGAAAATCCTGTGCAGACGGTATCTGACCAGAGGCAAAATTATCATATAGTGTATTTTTGCTTACTTCTGACATGATATTATTTATGCTGGTGTTGGTGTTTCTCCACCCCCTGCAGCAGGTGTTTCGGGGATCGGTGGTGTTTCAGGTGGTGTTTCTGCCCCTGCTTCAGGTGCTTCGGGGGTTGGTGTTCCACCTCCCGGAGACGGACCAAATTCAGGAGGAGTTTCCTCCCCGCCTGCTTGAGGAGCTTTTGCTCGGGGCCCACCTTCAAACTGTTTGCGCCATTCTGGTCCGGCCCCAGCGATCTGATCCAATTCCCATTTAAGTTCTGCATCCTTACGAAGGAATTCCCGATTGGCCAACACCATGCGGTCAGTCCATCCAAGAACCTTCTTTTGCATAAACATTTTGCTGATGCTTTCGTTGCCAGTAATATCGTTGAAGCTCTTGGTCCGCATTTCCATCTTTTGCAGTTCCCGCATTTCATAAAAGTTTGTGGGAACATTAAAAGCAAGATCAAAATGATTTTCTTTCAAACCATATTCACTCCACATTTTCTTCAGTTTAAGATTTGTAATAAATCCATTTTTCAATCCCTCGGCAAAACGCTGTTGCTGACGAATAATGAATTTGGAAAACTTAAGTTCTTCCCGAAGAATTTCTGTTCCATCCTTGTATGTGTCTTCTGGATTCAGTCGAGAAGCAGGAACTTTAAGGCTACGATACAGCTTCTTGAGGAAATACATCAGATCATTCAGTTCTCCCAGATTCTGGCCACCCTGAAGCTGGGTTACGTTTGTTCCTTCCTGCCCTGTGCGTTTTGCAAACCAGAAACTATCCAGCATGCTTTGTGGATTGAATTTTTGCACGGTTGCATCTTGACCCACATCAAAAGTCTTTCGGCTCCAATATTGCTGCATGAGACGGCGCATGTATCCCTCTGCCTTGGCGGGACTCATGTTGCCTACATCAACATTGAACACCAGTTTTTCCGGGGCACGCACCAAACGATAAATCACAATGCTATCTTCAATCAAAGACAATTGACGATAAGCACGGCGAGCATTTTCAAGAAAAGGAAGACGAACTGTTTTGTTTTCGTTCCAAATTCCACTGTTGATATAAGTCACTTGGTTTTTATCCAAAGGAACAATCTGGTAATCCACAACCTTGGTAGGATTTGTTTTGTCAAAAACCGGCTTCCTCAGAACATAACCTTTGACCAGAAGATTTTGTACATTTCCAAACACAGGATCAATCAATTCCGGAGGTATGCTGATAACTCCCAAAATACCGTCTTCTGGATAATCCTTATGAATAATATGCTCAAAATAAATTTCAGCATCAACAAGCAAATGCCGGAAATATTCCCATCCCCGATTTTCCATTTCAAACAGGTTTACATAACGATTAAATTCTTTTTGTATTTCCTCTCTTTGAACTTCGGTAAGTTCAGCATCATGAAAACGCAGTTTTACAATTCGACCTTCATCATCAACATTAATAACTTCATCACAAATTTCATCCAAGGCGTCCGCAACTTCGGAAAATGCCGCCATGACTCGATAATCACGAATACGGGCACCTTTATCCGCTTGAATATTTGCATACAGATACGTGGAAAGACTGTTATCGCTGGCTATTGCTCCTATGCTGGTTTCATTTATGCCGGTGCTGCTGCTGATACTATGTTTTGCTATGGCTTCTGTGCGGCGGCTTCCTGTTCCCTGAAACAAATTAAATTTAGGATTCAGTTGGGACAATACATCCACCACAGAATAACTGTTGTATGGAAGGCGTTCACTTATAAACTTTTGCAGTGTGCGACCAAATGTTGTCGCGCCCCTATCATTTGTAGAGGAGTAGTCCGGTTGAGCCATATTATTTATTTATAAAATCAACAATAAATTCAACGGAAAACATTATTTTACAAATATTTAAACCATCTGAACATAGGAAAATCGACTGGAACGACTTGCCAAAGCATAACCTGCTTCATTTGCAAAAATAAAATCAATTTTACAGGTTCCCAGATAAACAGGGGGCATTCTGAATTTTAAAATATTATTGTTTATAATTTCATAATCTTCTATGGGATATCCCGTAAATGGAGGAAATTTGGAACTAATACTGGAAGTATTTGAATAAAAATCAAAACTAGAAAGAAGTGGACTGACAACATTTGCGGAAAGATAAAGACCATTTCCGGCCGTATAAGAAAACATGTCTCCTTGAAAAGTAAAAATTTGTGCACTGGAACCCTGTGTAATTGTTATGGTGGGTTCCCTGTTTAATTCTGGAAAAAATCTTTTCATATTAATCCACCTGTATGCTAACAGGTCCAAGGAATTGAGGATTGGCGCTGAGACTGATAACGTCAGTGTTATAGTAGGCGCTTTGTGGTGAATTCAATGTGTATGTCTCGCTCTTAAGAGCATAATAATTATCATATTCAAGAAGAGCTTTGGACGAAACTGCCGTAAGATAAGCGTTGATATAGAATATGTTTTTGACAGGATCGGTTTCCTGTGGAAATATCCATCCTTTGATTGTGAAATTTGTGTCTGCCACTATCAAAGATTTTGCAGTCGGGTCTTGCTCCACAGGGTATTGCAAGCTGACAGATCCGCTCCATAAAACCTCGCTGCGTATTTCTTGGGTAACAGAAAGATTATATGCAGAAGGTATCTGCCAAGAGAGTATAATATACGGGTTATTAAAAGGTATAAAATTGCTGAGAATCTGATCCATGTCGCTTTGATAACGGGTAAGAATCGACATGTTGATTCCGATATCAATTGGGACTGGTGTTCGGAAATAGTTTGTCAAAGCGTTTTTCCGTGTTTCAGCATCTCCTTGTGGAACATAAAACCCCGCAATTTTATTAAAAACTCGGCTTTCATCCCGGGTTAAACCGGTGATGGTCACTGCAACAACAGGAAGAGTCAGATTTTGACCCGGTGTTACAATATCGAAAAGAACCCTTTGTTTTGGGGCATAAAGGTAACGGACTTTGATCTCTTTTTCCGCATCACGATTTTGGTTAAATCTTTTGATTACAGTGCCGTCAAAAGCATCTATGAAAGATGCTATAAGATCCTTTACTTCAAAATGATACGATTGTTGCAGCATATCTTTATCCTAAAGTATTTACTTTAAGATAAAGCACTTAGAACCACATTTATATTATAATATTTTTTCTTCTTGGGTATAGGAAGAGTTTTCAGACTAGAAGATATATTGTGCATTCCTTTGCTCAAATGGCTCAAATGATAATCAAATTCTAAATGTTGTTTCTTTACACGAAATTCAAAAGGATATGGTATTTCAAAAACCTTTCTTTCTTTTCGGTCACAACTGATTGTAAAATTGAGATAAAAATCCTTGACTGCAAAAAGAAGAAGGCGACCTTCCCGATATTGTTTGTTTTCACAGACAAAGACCACCTTCTTCTGAAGGTAATTCATGATTGTCTTTTCGATGTCTTCGGGAAGTTTCAACTGTCCATGTACCTCATTTTTTCTCGGGGTGAAAGAACCGCCAGTTTCTTGTCAAAGAAATCCCAAAATTTGTCCGAAGGAATAATTTGAACCAAATCACAATCATCCATGCTTATGTTACGATAATCCTGCATAATAATGTCCCAAACATTCAGAATATTTTTTGCTGTTCGATTGAAATAAGGAACTGGTTTTGTTATGGAAACCGGACGGAAATTGAGTGTGATTCTTCCTGCAGGAGTGTTAAGAAATTTCTTATCATTTGTACAGACCATACGTCTTTCCAAAGGATGTCCGGCTTTTGGACGGCGTCGCGCAAATCTGATTTCAGCGACGTTTGTTTCTAGGATTGTTCTTAGAGCTTGAAGAGCTATTTTCATTTTTTCTTGGTTTACATACTCCGAAAATCCGCTGCTCGTTTATGAATATCCCAGTCCTTATCAATCCATGGCCCACCACTTCAATCTTGCTTATCTGAACACCCATGTTGTTGGGAAACATGATAATATCATTTTTCTTCACAAGTTTGCAGTTTGGTCCAAGCAAAATAACTTTTGCTGTACGCCATGCATTTGTCATGGCATTTGTTTTGACAATGATTCCATTTCGAATCACCTCATCCTTGGAATCAGAAGCCAGATCGGTGAACTCTGCAAGAATCACGTCGTCCAAAATTTTTTCTAGATCATATCCGGAAAACACGCTATCGAAGCTGCTTCCAGAATGACCACCAAGATCAATCAAACTTTTTTGTGTCGGGATATTGTCTATATTCACAGTAGTAATTACGAATCGCTGTAAATTTGCAACACATTTTCCAAATCTTTTTCATTCAGTGTTCTAAGCAACAGCTGCATATCTCGTGTGCCCAGTTCCATATTTTTTGACAAAATAGGCAAAGGATCCTGTTTTTTATCCTTATTTTTGTTTATATAATTTATTTTTTTATAGGATTTTTTTGGCAAAAATACAAAAAGAAATTTTGACAATAAATCAAAATCCTCTGTTAAATGTTGCCTGTTTGATGATTCATTTATTATTTGGCAGTTTTCCTTGTCATAAAAGCTACACCACCGATTCAACATGAAGGATCCCATGCTTTCATTACATTGTTCTTTTCCAACATTCCTTTTGTTCTTGGTAAAAAGAATATTGTTTATGTATTGGAAGAAATTCAACATGCTGTTGATTTAAGAAATACAGAATCTGTCAACTTATAAAACATATCCACAATCACTTGGGAAAGCTTTTTAATCTGATCTTCCGGCAAATTCATTTCATAGGTGTAGGCCGGAGCTGAATCTCCAGCTTTATTGCATATGGCAATATGGCCAAGACCACAACCATTCACAATCCTGTAACGTGCAATGTTAAGAACTCCCTGTGTTTGTATGAGCCCTTTTCTTTTGTATTCCTGATTCACAATAATATTATCCATGTTTACTGATAAAGGCATTTTTAAAAATTCCTGTGACAATACATTTGCAATAGAACTTACCATAAAATGTGAAAACAAAGCTCCTGCCACAGAATCTCGAATCAAAGGATTCTCATAAACAATGTTTAACGCCTCTTCCATTTCATCAATTGCAAAGGGAGAAAAATCATATCCCTTT